AAAGGGGTATATACAAATGAATTACCTTTGTCTGATCTGCGGGTTCATTGCAATCATCATTTCGATTCAGCTTGGCAGAATACAAACACAGCTATATCACATAGCGCATGCGCTTAATGATATAGCAAAGCATACATCGAAAGAGTACAAGTTATAACTTAAAAGGACACCGCCGCAGAGTGGATGATGCGGGATAAAAATATCGACCATCCTCTGCGAGTGCGGCGGCTGAAATGCTGGCGGCTACGCAGAGTGAGGCCAATAGCCCATAGCCCTAATGGACAATGCGTGATCGCGGCAAACGGAGACACCGCTAAAAAGGGCTTGAAACGCTTGGCAATAGGACACTTTTGTGGAGAACGGAGGGCGGCAATGACAGCACCGATTTTTACAAGCATCGTTGTTAATTCGATCTTTCTTAGCGTTCATTGCCGCTTTCTTCGACCAAAAGTGTGACGCGCTTCACAAAACGCTGTGGGCGCTTGCAATCTTGTTCTGGTCAATAGGCTTTGCGCTGAATCTGCTGACGATACTGCGCATTTATGGGGGCTTGTAAAGTGTGGTTGCACGAAGTTGACTTTCACCTTGCCGCATCCGCATTCATGGCGGGATCTGCGTTCACACTGTCAGTTCTGGCAGTAATTCTTTATTCGGGGCGTAAAAAATGAAAGGTATTGATTTATCGCACTATCAGGAAGGGCTTGACCTTTCAAACCTGAAGCGTGGCGGGTATTCCTTTGCGATTCTGAAACTATCAGAGGGGCGTGGCATAGCTGACGCAAGCTTTGACAAGTTCTATGACATGGCACAAGCACACGGCATCCCCGTTGGCGCTTATGTGTTTTCCCATGCTACAAACGCTTCAGTCGCGCAGGCCGAAGCAGTTTATGCTATCAGTCTTTTGAAAGGTAGACCCTTGCAGCTTGGCGTTTTCATGGACATTGAAACAACCGGGCAGATGCAGATCCCAAAAGACCAGTTGAAGCAGACCGTGACAGCGTTCAAAGACACGATCAACCGCGCAGGCTACGACTTCGGCATTTACGGATCTGAATACAACGCATGGTCACGCCTGTCAACGGATGATTTCGCAGACTGTTCAATCTGGGTTGCGCATTACGGCAAAGCACCTGAAATCCCTTGCGACTTGTGGCAACAGACTGACAAGGGCGCGTTTCCCGGCTATTACGGTGCAGTCGATGTTGACGAAGCTGTTTCAGACAGATTCAAAGCCCTTGTCAGTGAACCAGCACCAGAACCGCGCGAAGAATACCCCGTCAATGTTTCCATTGGCGCACTTCAGCTTGTCATGAAAGAAAATGGCTATTGGGGAGAAGCAACGGGCCGCTATTCGTCTGCGTTCATCAAAGCCCTGCGTGACTTTGCAGACGGAATCGAACTGACATGGGAGGGACGCAAATGATCATTCTTTCAAGCCCTGCGACAGTTACGCTTTCGTGGCAAGACATTATCACGGCAGCGGCGGTTTTGACTGCCGCAATAACCCTGTTGGGGAGATATAACAAGTTGTATGATTTCATCAAGAGACAGGAAAAGCAAGACAGCGAAATCAAAGAAATGAAAGAAGAACAAGCACTGCTGACCGAAGGCATTCTTGCTTGCCTGAAGGGGCTGAAAGAACAGGGATGCAACGGCCCTGTCACAGAAGCAATCAACAAGATTGAAAAACATCTGAACGAAAAAGCACATGGAGGTTGATTTATGAAACTGCCTGATAAGATTTACGACATTCTGAAGTGGATTACCATGATTGTTCTTCCGGCGCTTGCAACGGCTTATGTCGGCCTTGCGGCAATCTGGGGCTGGCCTTTTGCTGACGAAGTGGCAAAGACCACCGCTGTGATCTGCACCCTGCTTGGTGCGCTTCTTGGCATCAGCACCGCGCAGTATAACAAGGACAAATAAGCCTGTCCAAATAACGGGACAGGAAAAATGTTAACCACCGTGTTAACCACGCAATTCAATTCTACTCATTTTTGCACCATTTTTCTCAAAATCGCATTTTCCCCGCGGATACCGCTTTCACGCTAAAATAATGCAAAGAAACAGGCAATTCAACCTGAATCTGTGCATTATTTTTATTTGTTCGTTTTTGGATTTTTGGGGTCGCAAAATTGCCAAAAGGCCCATAGACTCTGGGCGGGAAAACCTAGTATTTTCAATGCTTTGCGGGTACGATGTTAACCATTTGTCAACCACGCGAAACGCCCTTCAATGCGTTGTGCGCGTCTGCGCTGGAAAGATGCGTATACTTCTCTTGCGTTCTGGCGTTGCTGTGACGAAGCAACTTCTGAACGACTGCCGGGTGCAGACCCAAACGAACCGCTTCTGTACCGAACGTATGCCTGCATGAATACGGGGGAAGTTTCCTGACCTTTGCCCGTTCCAGACAAGCGTAATATTCAGCGTAGAAGTTTTCTTTGTTGGAAGAAAACAGCTTTTCGCCTTTACAATTCAATAGACCTTCAACGACAGGCCGCAGAATTTCGGGAAACACGATTGCCGATTTTCTGCGGCTTTTTGTTTTTGCGCCGCAACCGAAGATTTCACAGGCATTCAGATCCACCATTGATTTCTTGCAGGCAAGCACTTCAGCAGGCATCATGCCACTGTTGATCATCAAGAGGATATACCCAACAAAATAGTCGTGCTTGTCGTACAAATCCCAGAACGCCTTTACTTCATCTGCTTCAAACGGAACAGCTTCGTGTTCTTCCAGCTTCGGCAGCGTGACGAATTCGGCAAGGTTCTTCACCACAAGCCCGTTGTTGCTTGCAAGGGCTTTTTGGTAAAGCGCCGACAGAACGATTTTGCAGTCTTGCGCGGGGTAGTATGTCTTGCAGTCGTTTATAACGCCTTGAATCTGCTTCATTGTGATCAGGTGTATTTCTGTACCCATGAGCGGTTCAAGGCGTTTCCTCGCAGCTCTGTATGACTTCTGACGGGACTTTGACAGCTTCGGCAAGTCTGCTTCTTTGTACATTTCCCAAAGTTCAACCAGTTTCGGGGAATGCGTTTCAAGGTTGGAATCAGTTGAAGCCCATTCAAGTGCTTCTTTCTTCGTCTGAAAACCGCCTTTTGTCTGCCGCTTGCGGTGAAGCCCTTCATCATCGGTGAACTGATAACCGGCGCGAACGCCTGTCCACGTTTTTCCACGTTTATAGGCGGTTCCTTGCCCGTTGCCGCGCTTGTGCGCCTGCCGGGGTACATCTTTCCGTCTGCCGCAGAAAATGCAATACAGGCCATCAGGAGCGGTTTTATGACAATATCGGCAAATCACTTCAATTCACCGCCTTTGTCGAACTTTCGCAAAATCATCTTTATCCCTTCCCTTGTGAAATCGTCTGCGTTCCTGAAGCATGAAATAACCCATTGTTCTTCAAAGCTGAATTCGGGGCGCGAGTTTGTGCGGCCTTGCAAGTAATCCAAATCAACGTTGAAGAAGTCTGCGATTGCTTCAAGCGTTTCCATATTCGGTTCACGATTCCCTGATTCATAGTTGCCGATTGAACCTTTTGACATTTGCAGCTTGTCGGCAAGTTCCGTCTGCGTCAATCCTGATTCCGTCCGTAACTGCTTCAACCTTTCTTTGAATTTTGCCATTGCAGACACCTCACATTCTGTGGTTACAGAATATTACAAAGTGTGGGCTTTGTCAACGATTTTGCAACAAGAAGTTTTTCTTTTGTCTTTCTCACAGAATGTGGTTGACAAGGCTTACAAACCGTGGTATTCTTTCTCACGAAGTGAAAACAAGGGAGGTGAAAAGTTGAAGTCAGTCGCAGAGCGAATCAAAGAAGCAAGGCTTGCCCTTGGCATGACGCAGGCACAGCTTGCAGAGCAGGCGGGAGTTTCTGAATCCGCAATTCAGATGTACGAAATCGGTCAGCGTGTTCCGCGCGATTCCGTCAAAGCGAAACTTGCGGAAGTTCTGAAGCGGCCTATTCAGGACTTGTTTTTTTGATCGAAATTCTCACAGAATGAAAGAACGGAGGTGAAAAATTGACAGTCGAAGAAATGCAGAACAGCCCTAACCGATGGTTAACGCCTGCGGATGTTGCCGAAGTGCTTGAAACAGACGCAAACACCATCAGGCGGCAGGCACAGACAGACCCTAGCAAGCTGGGCTTTCCTGTTGTTGTTCTGTGTTCGCGTATCAAAATCAACAGGAAAGGCTTTTTGAAGTTCATTGACGAATAAGAAAAGCCGCCTGCGAAGTTGCAGCTTCGACAGACGGCAAGAGTGAAAGAACCGAGGTAATTATATCATGTTTTCGATCAAATACAACACTGAGTTTCACCGATGGGAAGTCTACCGCGAAGGCCGTAACGTGATCAGGGGCGGCGAAGTTCAGCCTGTGTTCGTTGGCAGCTTTGATGCCTGCGAAACGTTCATCAGGAGGGCAGACGCATGAAGTATGCCGCTATTGCTCTGTTGTTCCTGTTCAACAGCGAAATCCTTTCCCTGCTTGCGCTGAACATCATGGTTTTGTTCTTCTTCGGTGACTGCTTGAAAGAAAGGTTTTTCTGATGATTCCCGAAAGCTATTGGAAACTGGCAAGCGCAGACCTTGCGAGAAGCAAAGCGAATTGGGCGCACTTCCAAACCGCCGAACTTGGGCGAAAACGCACGATCATCAGCGTAACGGAAGATGAAGCCTTTGCAATTTACATGGCGCTTGGCGAATACATCGAAAAACACAGAAAGGAATATCAATGATTTTAATTCCAGATGACCCAATTATCCGTTGCATTGAAAGAACAGGCTATCCGCCTTGGCTTCATGATGATTGGGAAGATGACGAGGAGGATGACGATGACGATTTACGAAATCGACAAGCAGATTGAAGCCCTGCTTGACGGCATGGTTGACCCTGACACGGGTGAAGTCAACGAAGAAGTGCTTGATCAGCTTGAAGCCCTGCACATGGCGCGAGAGGAAAAAGCCGAAAACGCCGCGCTTGCCTATAAGAACATCATGGCTGAGTGCAAAGCAATCAAGGCTGAAGAAGAAGCGCTTGCCAAACGGCGCAAGGCAGGAGAAAACAAAGCCGAACGTCTGAAAGCATATCTTGATTATGTTCTGGGCGGCGAAAACTTCAAGACTTCCCGTGTTGCTGTGACGCATAAGAAGTCGCAGGCCGTTGAACTTGGTGAAACCTTCATGCAGACGGCAACAAGCGAATTTCTGCGGTTCAAAGACCCTGAACCGAACAAGACCGCAATCATGGCGGCGCTGAAGGCAGGCATTGTTGTTCCGGGGGCGCAGCTTGTCGAACGTACAAGCACAGTGATCAAGTGAACGTTCTGATTGCCTGCGAAGAATCGCAGACCGTTTGCAAAGCGTTTCGGGAACGTGGACACCGCGCTTTTTCCTGTGACCTTGTGCCGTGTTCCGGGGGCCATCCCGAATGGCACATTCAAGGGGATGCGTTGCAGCTCATAAACGGCAACTGCACCTTCGTGACCGCTGATACACACACACACACACAAGCGGGGCCGTGGGATCTGCTGATTGCGCATCCACCTTGCACGTTCCTTTCAAACGCCGGGGCGGTTCGCCTTTATCCGCAGGCAGGCAGACTTGACCTTGACCGCTACGCCGAAGGCATGAAAGCAAAGGAATTCTTTCTTCTGTTCCTTGCGGCAGACTGTGAACGGATCTGCATTGAAAACCCGATTCCGTCAAGCGTTTTCGATCTGCCGCATTGTTCACAAGTGATTCAGCCTTACGAATTCGGTGAACCTTGGTCAAAGAAAACGTTACTTTGGCTGAAAGGCTTGCCGCCGTTGGAACCGACGCAGCGCGTCAAGGACTGGAAACCATACGTTTCATGCGGCACAAGCGCAAACAAGGGCAACAAAGAAAAAGCCGGGGCAAGCCGCGCCGGGGGTGACAAGAAAGTGAGAAGCACCACGTTTCCGGGCATAGCGGCGGCAATGGCTGAACAATGGGGCGGCGGTTATCAGGCCGCGCAGCTTAGTTTATTTGGAGGAATTTAAGTGACGATCTATGAAAAACTTGGCGCTATTCAGCAGGCATTGCAAGCGCCGAAAAGTCAGTTCAACGAATTCGGCAAGTATAAATACAGATCCTGTGAAGATGTGCTTGCCGCTGTGAAACCGCTGTTGGATGAACACAAATGTGTTCTTCTCTTGCGTGACGATTTGGAAAGCAAGGAAGGCCGGGTGTACATCAAAGCAACGGCGCAGTTCTTTGATGTGGAATCAGAAAAACCGTATGTCGGCATTGAAGTCACTGCCTTTGCCCGTGAGGAAGAAAGCAAGAAAGGCATGGACGCATCACAGGTGACAGGAGCAGCTTCGTCTTATGCGAGAAAATATGCATTGAACGGCCTGTTCTGCATTGATGACAACAAGGACAGCGACTTTACCAACCAAACGCCGAAAGAAGAAAGAAAGCCTGATGAAACCCGTTCACAGGCTAGTGATTTCCCGTTCTGTCAGGACTGCGGCGCAAGGATTGACGAACGTGTTCGCAAGTATTCCGTTGACAAGTTCGGCGTTGCTCTGTGCCGCGACTGTCAGAAACGGAGGAACTGATGCCGAACACCACCGTGATCAGCGCAAGAAGTCACGACAACCTGAAGCGCAGTATGAACGCGCCTTGCCTGTTCTGCGAGGTTGACAAGAACGGGCACACGATTCGCCATGCGCCTGCGGTTGACTGTGAATGGAACTGTGACACCTGCGGATTCAATCCGCGCGTAATGCAAAGGAGGCTTGCCAAATATGGAAGTGGCAAAACTGATTCTTGATTTTACCCTGAAAGCACTGGACGGCGTGAACGTGATCGAAGCAAAGACCACGCTTGAAAACGCAAAAAAGCTGATGGCAGCGTTGCCGTCCTACTATGTCGAAGATGCGCTGACGGCGCTGTTTGAGGAGGAAACCGAAGTTGCTGAATAGAATCACCATCATGGGCCGCATGACCAGAGCGCCGGAGATCAGGCACACCGAAAGCGGAAAGGCCGTTGCAAACATGACGCTTGCTGTTGACCGCGATCATAACCGCGAAGAAACAGACTTCATTGACTGTGCGTGCTGGAACGGAACCGCCGAATTCGTCAGCAAGTACTTTCGCAAGGGTTCCATGTGCATCGTTTCCGGCAGGCTTCAGATGCGGAAATATGAAGCGAAAGACGGCACGAACCGCACTGCCTATGAAATCGTTGCCGACAGCGTTTACTTTGGCGAAAGCAAGAAGGACTGACGGACGATGCCAAACAGGATTATTAAAGAATCCATTTGCGCAAGTGAGGATCTGAACGCGCTTTCGCCGGGTGCTGAAATCCTGTTCTATCGTTTAATCGTTAAGGCTGATGACTTTGGCATTTACTACGGCAATCCGCAGCTTGTCAAGAACGCCTGTTTCCCGCTCAAGACCGACAAGGAATTGAAGGAATCGCAAGTTGAAGGTTGGCTTTGCGAACTTGCACAGCAAGGTCTGATCTACTGGTACACAGCGCAAGACGGCAGAAGCTACCTTCAATTTGCGAAATGGGCGAATCATCAGCGAACAAGGGCGAACCAAAGCAAATACCCGCCTTTTGATAGCACTTGCTGTCAAATGCTGTCAAATGCTGTCGGATGCTGTCAAATGTCGGCAGATGCTGACAAATGTTTGCAAATGTCCTCGAATACGATAACGAGAACGAAAACGAAAACGAAAACGAAAACGAGATCGGGAACGGCGCAAGCGCAACCTACGCGCGAAGAAGTTCGTGAGTATGCCAAAAGCAGAAATTCACCCGTTGACCCTGACCGCTTCTATGATTTCTACACGGCTGACGATGACCCTGAAAAACATTGGATTGATTCAAAGGGGCATCCCGTTACGAACTGGAAACAGAAATTGATTTCATGGGAAAGGAGGGAAACCGATGCAGGCAGAAGCAATCATTCAAGCGCTGAAGATAGCACAAGCGCAGGCGCGGAGAAATGGGGAAATCTGTATTCCTAAAACGCCGCTTCAGGAATGCGGCCTTGACAACGTTGATTGTCCTGCCTGCCACAACACCGGGTGCATAGTCACGAAGGCCGCTGACGGCACGTTAAAGGCCACAGAATGCGCTTGTATGGCTAGGAGGGTATCAATACGCAGAATCAACCAAAGCGGGCTTAGAGACAGTCTCTTACGCTATACAATGGCAAACTTCGTTGCTGATACGCCTGAACGAAAGAAAGTTCTTCGTGCAGCGGAGGATTTCTGCAAGGCCGACAGCGGTTGGTTCTTCATCAGCGGCAAGAGCGGGAGCGGTAAAACGCACATCTGCACCGCGATCTGCGGCAGGCTGATGGACATGAACAAGAACGTGCGTTATATGCTCTGGCGTGACGACACCGTTTTGCTGAAAGCCCTGACCACTGACGGCGAAGAATACCAAAGCAGAATCAAGCCTTTCAAATCTGTTCCCGTCCTTTACATTGACGACTTTTTGAAAGGCGGTCACACCGAAGCTGACATTCGGCTTGCCTTTGAAATCCTTAACAGTCGTTACAACGATTCCAGCCTGCGCACGATCATTTCAAGCGAAATGTCACTGTTTGACATTCTTGGGCTTGATGAAGCTGTCGGCGGCAGAATCTACGAACGGGCAAAGGGCTTTGTTCTGGACGCACCACACGAAAACTGGAGGCTGAAGCATGGTCAATGAATACGGCATTGAACTTGACCGCAACGGATATGCGCCGAGCATTGCAATTCATGCCGAAGGCTGTGACCTTTGCAGACGGCGGGACAGGCCCTTGCAAAGACACGAAGTCTTTCATGGGCCGTTCCGCAAAAGTGCGAAGGCTTTGGGCTGTTGGCTGTGGATCTGCGATGTTTGCCATGACCGGCTTCACTTCCGGGATGCACAGTTCCAGCTTTACACCAAACAGTTGATGCAACAAACCGCAATGGAACACTACGGCTGGACTGTTGAACAGTTCCGCGCGGAATTCGGGAGGAATTACCTTGAATAAGTTCAACGCGAAGAAAGTGACCATCAAGGGAGAAACCTTTGACAGTCTAGCCGAGGCGCGGCGCTGGCGGGATCTGACATGGCTTGAACGTGGCGGCATGATCAAGTGCCTGACACGACAAGTCAAATATGTCCTGACACCGAAGCAGTACGATGAAAACCACAAGCTGATTCTGCGTGAATCCACCTATATTGCGGATTTTGTCTATCAGGAAAACGGGCAGCTTGTCGTTGAAGATGTGAAAGGTTACCGCAAGGGTGATGCTTACCAACTGTTCAAATTGAAGCAAAAAGTCATGTACGATAAGTACGGCATTCTTGTCAGGGAGGTGCAGTGATGTTTTCACCCTGCAAGGGATGCAAAGAACGCACTGAAAAATGTCACGCAGACTGCGAAAAGTATCTTGCTTTCCGTGAGTACTGCGAACAGAAAAGAAAGGAACGTGACAGGGATTCAAATGTCAGGGACTACTTTGGCGAACGAAAAATCAAAACCGCAAGAATCTTCAAGCGCCGAATCTACGGAACGCATAAAGACGATTGCTGAATATTGGTTTGAAACCGCAAATGATGAATATGGTTTCGGCGTGATTCAGGGCCTGCGCATTGCGCTTGACATTCTGGAGGGCAAGAAATGAAAGGCGTGAAGAAAGGATCTGCGCAGGCGGCAAGCTACGCCGAGCGGGAGAAGCGCCGCAAGGAACTTCAGACAGTCAAGGTTATTGCGATCACGCAGCAGATGATTCTTGACGCTGTGGCCTTGACACTGAATGAAGAATTCGGCCTTGGTGAAGAACGCTTAAAGCGGTTTCAGGTTGCCTTTGACAAGAAGTACGCCGAGATCCGAAGCCTTGAAAAGGATGATACACAGGACGGCGAATATTCGCGGCACATGATTGAAAAGGCACTTCAGGCCGCTTGCGGCAAGTATTACGCACCTTATGAAGAACGCTATGATTTCAAGATTTTGTACAACGGCAAGGAGGTAACGCTGTGAGAAAAAACGTTTCAGAAGAAACCCTTGAAAGCATTGTGGTTGAAAAGCTGTTCTTCGGCGCAAAGACCGAAGATGTTGCAGCGAAGTTCAATCTGTCCAAATCCTTTGTTTCTGCCGCTGTTGCGGCATACAAGGATGTTGAATCCGGCAACTGGGATCACATCAAATTCATGGTAGACGGCGCACAGTGCAACATGAAGGTGGTTGAGTGGGCGGCGGGGCGCATTGGCGTGACGGTTCCTGAATCGTTCTACCAGAAACCAGAACCGAAGCCTGATGACCAGTTCGGGAAAACCGAACAGCTTGCAGGGCAGACGAAACTGCCTGACTTTGATTCGGTTTCGATCAAGTTCAGCAACAGCGCAAACAACACGCTTCACGCCTTAATTGATGCGCTTGAAAGAAACGCGAATGAGTCTGCGCAGCTTCGGCAGGCCGTGTTTGCTTTGCTTCATTCAGCGGGGGTTGCGGGATGACCGAGGAAGAAATGCTTGCGGAAATCACGGTTCTTAGGGCTGAAAATTCCAAACTGAAGAAGCGCGTTCGGGAACTGGAACACACTAGGCAGCTTGATCAGGCCGAAATTATCGGCCTGAGAAGGCAAATTGAATGGTTGGAGGTTGAAAAGCAAATTGATTGAAACAAGAGCAGACGCAGGGCTTGTTGACCAGTGGTGCAAGAACTGCACATTCAACACACCGAATGATTATGGAGCAAATACAGTTTTCTGCATGAACTGCCGCAAGAATGACGGCGAAGCGCCTTCAAACTATGTCAAGGATGACATTCAGGACAGCGGCGAACGCACCGAGTTCAGCACCGGGGCCGTCAGGGATCTGCATGAAGGCAAGGGCCGCTTTGACCTTCTGCCGTGGCCTGCGATCTGGGAAGTTGCCAAACATTGCGAGAACGGCGCGAAGAAATACGGTGAACACAATGTTGATAAAGGCATTCCCGTTCACAGCCTGATTGATTCGGCAATTCGTCATCTTGTAAAGTTCTGGCTTGGTTGGGATGATGAACCGCACCTGACTGCGGCTTGTTGGAATCTGCTGTTCGCCTTGGAAATGATGCTTGTGAAGCCTGAAATGGATGACAGGCCCGAAGTTGGATTTCAAGCAAGGACAGACGCGCTTCTGAAGGGGGTTGACGATGGTTGAATACATCGAACGCGAGGCGGCTTATCCGCTTGCGAAGAAAATATGTGATGCCATTGATTCAAAAGAGTTTCGGCGGCTTAATTTCGGGATGCGTATTCTTGACTGGATTGACGATCTCCCCGCCGCCGATGCGCGACCTGTGGTGAAAGGGTTCAACAAGCTAAAAGATTATCCGACCCTATTTGAATGCTCTGCTTGTGGGTGGGAGTGCGATGACACCATGCCCGGGGACACGGCAACTTATAACTTCTGCCCCAACTGCGGTGCTGAGATGGAGGAAAGCTGATGGAAATCTATCTTGCGATTATCACTACTGTTCTGGTGCTGACGCAGATTATTCGTCTGATTCAGAACGCAATTCAACTCCACAGGCAAGAGAAAGCGATTGCCAAAGACCTTGCATGGATTAAAGACCGAGACATTACAGAGCGAGACTTTGATGTGCAGCGTGATTGCTTCTATCTGCTTCGGAAGTATCTTGGGAAAGAACTTGAGATAGACTACGGAGCAGAAACAGAGGACTACTACGAGGGACGCGATGATGGCTGATAGGATAATTACATGGTTTATCAAACGGCTTGTGCTGTTGTGGGATAGGCGCAACGACAAGATTGCCTTTTCCTTTGGGCGTGATGAGCGAACGGATTATTCCGTCATTGTCGAACGCTTCTCTGACGATTATTACACCGTAGGGACTGCGATGTATCCGTACAACAAGATGGAGGAAAGATGATGGAACTTAAACCTTGCCCGTTCTGCGGAAGTAAAAACGTAGGATTGCGACCGGGCGCAATGTGGAATGGGGCTGTACACTGTGACGATTGTTCCGCAGATGTTGTCTTTGATGCCGTTCGGTTGATTTTTCAAGGCGATTACAATTGGGAAGATGCGGTAATTGCTGGATGGAACAGGAGGGCAAACGATGGCTGAAAATAAATGGGAAGAATTCTGCCTTAACATCATTAAAGCGGCTCTCAAACCGGGGTATCTCTACTGCGTTGATAAAGAGAAAAACTTATACTGCGTAGAAGCAGAAATGCCGAAGCCGGGTGAAAGAATGATTTTGCCGCCGCTTTATATGCCAAAGGAGGGAGAACAGAACGACAGCTAAACAATATCTGAATCGCGTCAGGCGCATAGACAAAGAGATTGCAGCTCTGCTTCGTTTGGTTCAGTCAACAAGGGAATCATTAGAATCTATCACGCAGAACTATAATTCAGACGGGGCGCAGTCAACGAAGAATCCTCACAAGTTTGACAGGCTTGTTGAACTTGAATCCTTGGTTGACGCGAAGATTGACGAGCAGATTGCATTGAAGTCTGAAATCTTGCAGACGATCATGAAGTTGCCTGACAGGCGGCACAGGTTGATTCTTATGGAGTATTACATCGAGATGAAAACCTTTGAACAGGTTGCCGTTGATATGAACTATTCTTGGCGGCAGATCATGAACATTCACGGACACGCCCTAAAAGAAGTGCAAAGGACATTAGAAAATGAATTATCAGGATTTCATAAAGGGTAAAGAAATAAAGTCGATTTCGGCAGGCTTTGAACCGAGCGCAGACAATCCGAAGCTGTTTCAATGGCAAAGTGATATTGTCAGATGGGCGCTGATGAAAGGACGCTGTGCAATCTTCGCAGATTGCGGCCTTGGCAAAACCGCGATGCAATTACAGTGGGCGCAGCAGGTCGCAGACCACGAAGGCAAGCCCGTTCTGATCTGTGCGCCGCTGGCTGTTGCAAGGCAGACGAGAAAAGAAGGCGTGAAGTTTGACGTTCCTGTTACAGTCTGCCGCAAGATGGATGATGTTAAGCCGGGTGTAAACGTAACGAACTATGAAATGCTTGACCATTTTGAAGCGGCTTCGTTTGCGGGCGTTGTTCTGGATGAATCGTCCATCCTGAAAGATGCGACAAGTTCAACACGGAAGAAGCTGACTGATATGTTTCGGTTCACTCCGTTCAAGCTGTGTTGCACCGCAACGCCCAGCCCGAATGACTTCATGGAACTTGGAACGCATTCAGACTTTCTTGGGATTATGTCGCAGACGGAGATGCTTGCAACGTTCTTCTGTCATGATGGCGGCAACACTTCCAAATGGCGCTTGAAAGGCCACGCTGAAAAGAAGTTCTTTGAATGGGTTGCAAGCTGGGCCTGCTGTCTGACTTCGCCTGCGGATCTGGACTATGACGGCAGCGACTTCGCTCTTCCTGAACTTCATATTGTCGAAGTCACAACAGAATCAAAAGAGATGACCGATTCTGACGGGCAGTATCGTTTGTTTGCAGAAACAAAGCAAACGCTGAATGAACGCCGTGGCGCAAGGCGTGACAGCTTGCAGGACAGAGTTGACGAAGCCGCGAAGATTGCGAACGGGACTGAAGAACAGGTTCTTGTCTGGTGCGATCTTAATTCCGAATCCGAAGCGTTGACTGCGGCTATCAACGGCGCAGTTGAAGTGAAAGGCAGTCAAACGCCTGAATTCAAAGAAACCGCTATGAACGGATTCACGGAAGGCGTGAACCGGGTGCTTGTGAGCAAACCGAGCATTGCGGGCTGGGGAATGAACTGGCAACAGTGCAACACGGTCATCTTTGTCGGCCTGTCAGACAGCTTTGAAGCGTACTATCAAGCTGTGCGGCGCTGTTGGCGTTTCGGGCAGAAAAGGCCCGTGACTGTGTACATCATCATCAGCGAAGCAGAAGGATGCGTGAAGCAGAACATTGAACGCAAGCAGACAGACGCGCAGCGCATGACAAGAGAACTTGTCAAGTTCACCAAGGACATTTTGAGCGCTGAAATCAGGCATACAACAAGAATGAGTGAATCTTATGTGACAGTAGAAAGGATGAGCATTCCGAGATGGATAGCATAAACGTGATTGATCAGGCAATAAGTGACCGCTATGCGCTTTACAATGGTGACAGCGCTGAAATTCTGAAAGGCATTCCTTCCGACAGCGTTCATTACAGTATCTTTTCTCCGCCGTTTGCAAGCCTTTACACCTACTCCAACAGTGAGCGCGATTTAGGAAACTGCCGAAGCGCAACGGAGTTCTATGAACAGTTCAAATTCATCGTTGATGAACTGTACCGGGTAATCATGCCGGGGCGCTTGATTTCGTTCCACTGCATGGATCTTCCGCTGTCAAAAGAGCGTGACGGCATTATTGGAATTCGTGACTTTCGCGGCGAACTGATCAAGCTGTTTGAAGAAAGCGGCTTTGTGCTTCATTCGCAGGTGTGCATCTGGAAAGATCCAGTCGTCGCAATGCAGAGAACAAAGGCAATAGGCCTGCTTCACAAGCAGTTGAAGAAAGACAGTTGCATGAGCAGGCAGGGGATTCCTGACTATCTTGTGACTATGAGAAAGCCGGGCGACAATCCTGAACCTGTGACGCACACGAATGAATCGTTTCCTGTTGCGATCTGGCAACGCTATGCAAGCCCGATCTGGACGGACATAAACCCGTCTGACACCTTGCAGGCATCAAGCGCAAGGGATGAGAAAGACGAAAAGCACATCTGCCCGTTGCAGCTCACAGTCATCCGCAGGGCCTTGAACCTTTGGACAAATCCGGGTGACATTGTTCTGACTCCGTTTCTTGGCATCGGTTCTGAAGCATACGTTTCACTTGAACTTGGGCGCAGGGCAATCGGAATCGAACTGAAGCCAAGCTATTACAGGCAGGCAGTAAAGAACTGCGCAGGCGTGACGGCAAACGAGCAGACGAAGCTTTGGTAAACTGTTCATTGTTTTTCATATTATGTTAGGTTTATAGTGTAAACTGCAAAAGGGCGCAAGGCAGAAATGTCTTGCGTTCTTTGCTTTATTCATCAATCAAGGGATTCGCCTCCTTGCCCTTGATATATCAGGGTTGTTGCTTGCGGCTTGTCCTTTCCCGCAGGCAGGGATGACGAATGTCAAAGCTGTCATCGGTGGGGGTAACAGCGTGAAGGAGTTTGCAAGGAAGTTCTATTCATCCAAAGCATGGCAACATACACGCGCAGCTTATGCGAAGTCAAAGCGCAATCTGTGTGAAGTCTGTCTTGAAAAAGGTTTGTTCAAGCCTTGCGAGATTGTGCATCACAAGATTGAGTTGACACCTGACAACATTGACAATCCTGATGTTACTTTGAACTGGGAGAATTTACAGTGCCTTTGCCGTGAATGTCATGCCGAGGTGCATGAACTGTACGAGCGCAAGAGAAGATATAAGATTGATGAACTTGGGCGTGTGATTTCGCGTGAAAGTTGCTGAAAGTTACTCCCCCCTTACAAAATAGTTACACGGCCTTGGGGACAC